TCATGTTACCCTTTCCTCTACGAGTTCTCTGTGCAATAGCATTTGCATCCCTTTCAATCTGGAATAGAAGTCCTTTGAACTTCTCAACAGACCACCTACCATTACTGTCAATGTCTAAGTCAAAGTTACCAGCAGTGGAAACGTTTGAAACAGCACCTTGTTCAGCAACCATGTAGATTGTTCTGATAACTTCTCTGTTTATCTCAGCAAGGATTTCAGTTGAAAGAATGTTTGCTAATTCAGCTTCTGCATTCAATCCATGAATTGCCTTAAGGTCTTGAGCTAGTTCTAAACTGTACTCTGCCTTTAGTGCTCTTGACTTAGCAGTAACAGTAACTTTCTCAATACTGAATGCCATCTGGTTGAAGGCATCATTGCCTGTTCCCTGAAGGTTTTCAGCGTCTCCAGTAGGCATACCTTGACCAACTGTGTATGCTGCTTCGTTTGTTGATGCAGTACCAACTGGGTTAAGGGCTGCTGGGTTTGCACCAGCTTGTGTGATTGTACCAATACCAGTATTAACATCAGAGAATGCTCTTGTTAATGTAGTATCAGAGTTCTTGTCTGTTCCAGAGAAAGCAGTATTTGCTTCATCGAATAGTGCTTCTGTTCCAGTCTGACTTGTAAATCTGGATCTCATTGCAAAGATCAAACCTGTTGGTCCAGACATTGGCTGAACACCAGCAAGATCATAAGCAACTAAGTTTGGCATTGCCCTTCTAATTAAAGAAATTAGAACTGGGTCAAAACCAGCTGTAGGAGTAACTCCTCCATCTGTACCAAATCCACCCTGTGCTCCAACTGCGTTACCTGAGTTAGTAGGGCCTGCTTCCATCAAGTTTATGCCTGATGAAAATGCTTGTTCTTCTTTTAAAAATTTTTCTTGGTTTTCTAGCAAGACAGAGGTTACTGCTCTTCTGTGATTGTCTTTGATTGGATCAAGACCTTCATAGTCTAGTAGCGGTGCCCACTTTTCTTGCAATTGTTCTGATTGGAACATTGCTATTTTACCTAATTGTGTGAAATTTACGTTTGATTAATAATTAATTCAGTCTACTTTTTTGTTTTGAAACTACCTAGAGCACTTAAGTAAGCATCCATTCCTGATGAAACAGGAGCTGCTGTACTATCTACACCCTCAGAGAGAGTTTGTGCTTTAGAAACTTCTTTAGCAGATTCATTAGTTGTTCTTGCAAAGTATGATTCCTTAAGAACTCCTAATTTTTCACGATATTTTTCTTCACTTTCAAACTCTACACTTTCAGCAAGTGAAGCGAGCTTCTCTTTCTGAGTAGCAGCAAGGCCATCAGAAACAGATTCAAGTATACCAGAAGCAACAGACTCACCGAGTCTCTTGTTTAATCCAATATTCTTGTCTATTTGCTCATTGAGCTTGGTTTCCATATCATCTAGTTTTTCTACCATGCTTTCCAGCACATCATATTTGTCTTCAGGGATTGTTACATAATGTTCTTCAAAAAGACCCTTCATTCCAGATAGGAATGATTCAGTCATTTCAGTCTTAAGACCGTGCTCTACAGCTAGTTGATTCTCTGTCATCCATTCTTCAGAGACATACTCAAGATAGGAATCAACTCTCTCTTGTAGAGAGACTTTTAATTCTTCCTTTTCTTCATTGAGTTTTTGCTCATACTGGATTTCAAGAGTTTCTTGAATTTCTTTTATCTTAGAGTTAAGAGCAGCTTCAAAGATTGTCTTTGCCTTCTCTTTAAAATCTTCAGATAATTCTTCTCCACCTAACAGTGCATTAACATCATCTTCAATGTTAATACCTTCATCAACTGATGTCTCTTCTGATTGATCTTCAGAAACTACTTCTTGTGAGTCTTCTATTTCCACTTCATCTCCTTGAGATAGTGTGCCAGGTGTTGCATTACCAGATGGCATTCCATCTGCCTTTGCAGCATTTTTAGTAATAACATCACTGACCTGTTTCAGAGTTGCACCAGGTTCTTTTAACTTGGCAGAATCATCATCTGGTCTGTAATTTTGGGGTGTAGGACCTCCAAGGTCTTCTACTTGGGCTGTATTACCTGGTGCTACGACACCAGATGCATTTGCTTTAGGCATTGCATCAGCAGGTGCAGCGTTGGCATTCACAGCAGTTTTAGATTGCTCCATTTCTTGTAATTTTGTACCACGAGACATTAGGATTTATTTAATTTAAATCTATATTTATTTAGTCGATTAAAAAATTACAATTTTATAATGAATTTAGAAAGTCATTAAAAAGACTAATCTTATTTTCATCTAATTGTTTTTTGTCAACTAAAGTATTGATTGTTTTGTATGTTTTGGCAATTTGATGCTCTCTAAGAACACCACCATCCCATACCCAATCTTTTCCTTCCATAATTCCAGATACAAATGCATCAGGTGCAGAAGGGTCTGC